AAGTTGATGATACTACTGGTACAGGAGCAGAAATATACTGTTATGGTTCAGATATAGGAAGAATACAAAGTATAAAAATTATTGAGTCAGGAAAAAATTATGAGGATAGTCCATCTCCTCCTACTTTATTATTACCTAATTCTTTAGTCATAACAAATTTATCAGGTTCATTTACAATAGGTGAAACTGTGACTGGTATTGATAGTAGTTCGACAGTTGTGACAGGAATAGTTGTATCTTACAATACTAATACAAATGTTTTAAAATTATCTAATGCAACTGGCACCTTTGCTGAAAATTCTACATTTACAACAGATGGTGGAGCAACTGCAACAGTGTTTAAAAATAATTTAGGTTCTGCTACAGCAACTGTAGGATCAGTTGTAGATACTTCAGGTTCATTTATAAACCAAGATGGTTGGTTAGATGAAACTGCAATGAGATTACAAGATAGTTTATATTACCAAGACTTCTCTTATGTTATCAAAGTTGGTCGTACAATTAATGACTGGCGAGATAGTTTCAAAAAAACTATGCACACATCTGGTTTCTATTTTACAGGTCAAGTAGATATTGCAACACAAGTAAACGCAAGATTAAGAGCGTTTACTACAATTAATTCTGGTTTAGATTTTGAAGGTGTTCAGTTAATAATCAATACTTTATTCTCAACAATCTTTGGAAGAAGACTAGGAACAACAAGTGATGGAACAACATTAAGAGTTAACGCAAATATAGGTGCTGATCCAGACTTTACAGATTCTACAATTACACCATTTGATAAAACTACAAGAGATTTAACTTTAAGTAAAGAATTAAAATATATTTTACAAGCTAAACCTAGAACAGCAATTAGAAACAACAACAAAATATATGGTGTAGGATTAGGACCAAATTTAAAATCTTTATCGTCATTACTTTTAAGTACACATTTTGCTAGTCAAATACAAATACAAGATATAAACAATTTAAGATTGACAGGTACTCAAAATACTGACATAGATGGTGAGTTAAATCAATTAGGTGATTTTGATTATAAATTAAAAACAAACTTTGCGATGCCTTCAGAAATATGGCAAATATCTAATGATAGTTGGGACGAAGATCAAATAACTTTTGATACTAACACTATAACTTTTGATGTGGCCTAAAAATGATTATAAATAGTTCAAATGATATTGTTGTCACAATAAATGATAAAATTTTGGAAGAAAATGAATATACTATTGATAAAAATGGTATTACATTTTCAAAGGCTCCAGAGGCAAACGATAAAATATCTATAAAGAAAAGAATAGAAGATGGTAAAACAGATAATTAATGTAGGTACTACGGTAAATGACGGAACAGGTAGTCCGATACGTACAGGTGGTCAATACATAAATTCAAACTTCACAGAAATATATAACGCACTTGGTGATGGTTCAACAATTACATTTAACTCTGCCACAGTAGCAACATTAACTGGAAGTGAAACTTTAGAGAATAAAACAATTGATTTAGACTCTAATACAATCACTGGAACAACAGCAGAATTTAATACAGCACTACAAGATGGTTCTTTTGCGACTTTAGCGGGTTCTGAAGCAATTACAAATAAGACTTTTAATACTACTAATACATTTCCATCTATTTCTTTATTAGATGAGTCTTCAACATTAGGTTCAATATCATTAGGTGGTACTTTAAGAATTGATGGTGATTCTAGTATAGACGTATCTGTGTCAAGTAGTACATATACTGTTTCATTACAATCAGGTATAGATGCAACTAAAATCGCTGATGGTAGTGTATCTAATACAGAATTTCAACATTTGAATGGAGTGACATCAAATATTCAAACACAAATTGATGCAATTTCAGGAGGATTGCCAAGCTTAATAGCTGCTATCGCTTTAGGATAGTTTATAAAACTTGTATAAATATGAATAAGGAAAAAAGAAAATGCCAGCAATTATAACAAACAAATTCAGGATTCATAACGCAGAACAATTTTATGAGTCTTTTTCAGAAGCGTCACCAAATGTCTATTATTTGACTATTGGAAGACCTCAAGCTTTTGGTACAAAAACAAGAGGAGACGGAAGAACAGTTAATGAAGGTTCTGATGTTTCGCCTTTAACACCAGCAGATTCAATCGCAGATGAATTTTATTATTATGATGATTTTCTAGCTGCTAAAAAAATTACTTCTTCAGATATAGGTTATGTAGTTCCTAGAAGAAACTGGACGACTGGCACAGTTTATGATTATTACAGACACGACTACGGAAATAGAATTACAGGTACAACAACTACACAAACAGCTGATAGTGGTGCTTCTACATTATGGGACGCAACTTTTTATGTTATGACTGAAGACTTTAATGTTTATAAGTGTTTAGATAACAACAGTGGAGCAGCTTCTACAGTTGAACCTACAGGTACATCAACATCAATATTATCTACAGGTGATGGATATAAGTGGAAATATATGTACACTTTATCAGCATCTCAACAATCAAATTTCTTATCTACAGATTTTATGGGTGTTGGTACAGATGCAACAGTATCTTCAGCGGCAGTTGATGGAGCTATTAACATTGTAAAAATTAAATCAGCAGGTTCTGGTGCTTCAGTAAATAATACATTTACAAACATAGATATTCACGGTGATGGTACTGGTGGAAAAGTTTCTGTCACTACTACAGCTGGTTCAGTATCAGCAGTTTCTGTGACAAATGTTGGTTCAGGTTATACTTACGCTTATATTAGAAACGCAGACATAGTGACTGCTGGCGCAACTGACTTAACAGGTGCTGAATTAGATTGTATTATAGAACCTAAAGGCGGACACGGATTTAATGCCGTACAAGAATTAGGTGGATACTTTGTAATGTTAAATACGACCTTTGAAGGTGCTGAAACTTCAAACTCTGGTGACTTCACAACAGATAATGATTTTAGACGTGTTGCTTTATTGCGTGATCCAGATAGTGGTGGTTCAGCTGCTAGTTCAACAACATTAAGAGGTACAAAAGCAATATTATTATCAAGTGCTTCTGGCACATTTACAGTTGACGAAGAAATTAATCAAGCGACAACAGGCGCTGTAGGTAAAGTTGTAGAACACGATACAGTTAATAGTATATTATACTATATACAAACAAGATTTAATGATGAGGGAATAGATAGTGATGGTGATTTAACAGCGTTTTCTGGTACAAATACAATTACAGGACAAAGTTCATCAGTCACTGCAACTCCATCTAGTTCAACAACCACAGTAGATAGTATTTCATTTACAAGTGGTTATGCTGGTTCAGAAATTGATGAAGATACTGGTGATGTACTTTATGTTGAAAATAGATCGCCAATTACAAGAGCTTCAGATCAAACTGAGAATGTTAAATTAATAATTGAATTTTAGAGGGAAATAAATGCCAAGTCCATCAGACTTTAACCTCTCGCCATATTATGACGACTTTACGGAAAGTAAGAAGTTTCATAGAATACTTTTTAGACCGTCATTTGCAGTTCAAGCGAGAGAATTAACACAGTCACAAACAATCTTACAAAATCAGATTGAAAGAGTATCTGATCACCTTTTTGATAAAGGCGCTATGGTTATTCCTGGCGAGATTGGATATGATTTAAATTACTATGCTGTTAAGTTAAGTAGTATTGGAAGTGGTTTTACTTTATCAGATTTTAATACAGGAGATATTTTAACAGGTGGTACTTCTGGTGTCACAGCAACAATTGTAAATAAAGTTGCAACTGATGGAACAGATCCTGATACTCTTTATGTAAAATATACAGCAACAGGAACAAATAATTCAGATATAGTTTTTTCTGACAGTGAAACAATTACATCAGATGCAGATACTCCAGTGACTGCTGTAGTAGATACAACTGCTACTGGTTGTGCCGCAGAAATACAATCTGGTGTATATTATATAAATGGATTTCAAGTACAAGTAGATAATCAAGTTTTAATATTAGACAAATACACTAATACGCCTAGTTATAGAGTTGGTTTAACTGTCACAGAATCTTTTGTGACACCAAATGATGATGCAAGTTTAAATGATAACGCTGCTGGTTCATCAAACGTAAATGCTCCAGGCGCTCATAGATTTAAAATAGATTTAACATTAGCTAAAAAAACATTAACATCAACAGAAGATTCAAACTTTGTAGAATTATTAAGATTATCAAATGGTATTTTACAAAATCAAGTTAGAACAACTGAATATGCTGTATTAGAAGATACACTTGCAAGAAGAACCTTTGATGAATCAGGTGATTATTCTGTAAAAGAATTTGATTTAGATTTAAGAGAAAGTTTAATATCAGGAAACAATAGAGGTATTTTCACAGCATTAGAGGGTGGATTAGAATCAAAATATGTTGCTGGATTAGGTCCAGGTAAAGCATATGTTAGAGGTTATGAAATCGAAACTATAGGAACAAAATTTATACAAGCAAATAAAGCAAGAGAGTTTGATACACAAAATAATTTTAACACTAGATTTGATTTAGGTAATTTTGTAAATGTCACAAATGTTTATGGATCGCCAGATATTGGATTTGTGACTGGTGATGTAGAGGCATTCAAAAGAGTTAATTTATATAAAGAAGCAACTAGTGTAAGAGGAACAGAAAACGCAAGTTCAGAATCAAGTATTAACACAATCGGTAGAGCAAAATCCAGAGGTTTTGAATATTCATCTGGTACTGCAACATCAAATATATTCGCAAGTTCAAGTTTAACATCAGCAATATACAAACATTATTTGTTTGATATTAATATGTTTACGCACTTGAATATCACAACTAATCAAAGTTTTACAACAGGTGAAAAAATCACAGGTAATACATCAGGTGCTATCGGTACTTTTGAAAGTATTTCTACCACAGAAAATCAAACAGTAAATGCTATTTCATCAGCAAGTCCAGGAGTGGTGACTATATCTGGTGGTCATAATTTTAAAGAAGGTCAACAAATTACATTAGCAGGTACTTACGAAGTAGATTCAACTGCTGAAACTTCAAATGTTTATACTGTAAGAAATCCAGATGCAACTACTTTTGAGTTGTATGATACTGATGGAACTACAGCAATAAATGTCACAGGATTTACCTCAGCAACAGCAACACACGGCGTTGTTATTATTTCTAGCACAAATGGTACATTTACAGCAGGAGAAACTATTACTGGTGGAACATCAAGTAATACAGCTGTTATACAATCAGATGCTGTAGGATTAAACGGAGTACAAACTTTTGATTTTCCTAAAGTTAAACAAATTGGAATGGCAGGATCACCAACTTATACTGCTGACACAGCATTAGATTCTACAGGCGGTGACAATTATGTAATTACAGGAACACTTGATATTGGTTCAGGTTCAGCAAGTGTGACAGGTATTAATACAAGATTTACAACAGATTTATCAGTAGGCGATTCTATCTCATTTACAAATGATAATGGTAATACAGAAACTAAAATAGTTGAAGCTATTATTTCAAATACTAGTTTAACATTAACAAGTGTCACTGCTGCTGCTTCTACTATTAAAACATTAAAAACAACTGCAAATTCTGGTATTACAGATACTAACTTTGAAGTTAGAAGACATTTTACAGCAACATTATCATCAAATGGTGATGCTACAATTACGGCAGGTACAAATGAAACATTTAGTGCTTTAGCTGAATTAGATTTTTCAGTTTCAATTATGACTTTAGGTGCAGGTACTTCAGGTGCTGTAGGTGATGTGTTAAGTTTATCAGGAAATAACCACGAAGGTGACCCTATTTTTGTATTAGGTGGTTCTCCATCAGGTAAAACTTTAACATTAGATTTTGGTACTGATTATCAAGGTCATAAAGTTAAAATATTAGCAACTGTTAGTAGAAGTGTTGCAGGTTCAAAAACTAAAACTTTAAATTCAAACTCAACAGTACAAATATCTACTTTAGCAGCAGTTAATAAACAAGGTGGTATAAGTTTAGGTAAAGCAGATATTTACCAATTAAATGCTGTTTATATGTCAGCAGATTTTAGTACAAATGCTACAGCAAGTGATACAAACATCACAGATAGATTTGAATTAGATAACGGACAAAGAGATAATTACTATGACGTTGGTAGAATTAAATTAAAACCAGGTGAATTAACACCAACTGGTAGAATATTAATAGATTTTGATTATTTCTCTCACGGTTCAGGTGATTATTTTGATGTTGACTCATATTCAGGTGTAGTTGATTATGAAAATATACCAAATTATACATCAGATACAACTGGTAAATCATATGAGTTAAGAGATTGTTTAGATTTTAGACCAAGAGTAGATGACGCAAGTACAATTAATTCAGGTGGACAAGATAGAAGTTATGATGGATCAGGTGCATCAACAATAGACATAGTTAAATTCAATTCGAATGTATCTACTGACCACGAATACTATTTGCCTAGAATAGATAAAATATTTTTAGATAAAGAAGGTAATTTTAAATTTGTAGAAGGTGCTTCTTCTTTAAATCCACAAGTTCCAAAAGACCTTGATGGTGCGATGCACTTATATACTTTAGAAGTTCCAGCTTACACATTATCAACTGAAGATATAACAATTAAAAAGGTTGATAATAAACGTTATACAATGAGAGATATTGGTAAACTAGAAAGTAGAATAGAAAGTTTAGAATATTATACTCAATTATCTTTATTAGAAACACAAGCACAAAATTTACAAATACAAGACGCAGATGGTTTTGATAGATTTAAAAATGGATTTATCGTAGATAATTTTACAGGTCACAACATTGGTGATGTTGGTAATGCTGATTATGCAGTATCAATGGATATGGCAAAAGGTGAGGTTAGACCTACATTTAATGAGGACGCAGTACAATTAATCGAAAGAGATGATGATGGTACAGCAATAGTTGCAGCTGATAGAACAGCAGCAAACTATCAAAAAACTGGTGATCTAATTACTTTACCATATACAGAACAAACATTAATAGATCAACCGTTTGCAAGTAAATCAATCAATGTAAACCCATTTGAAGTGTTTACTTGGTCAGGTAATATAGAATTAACTCCACCAACTGATGAATGGAAAGAAACAGAAAGAGCACCAGAATTACTTATTAACAATACAGGTGCTTTTGATACTCTTGCTTCTAATTTAGGAAACGCATCATTAAATGGTATAGAAATTGGAACAGTGTGGAATGATTGGCAAGATTTTTGGACAGGTGCTCCTAGAGATGTTGCAAGTAGAACTATTAGTGGTCAACAAAGATCAGGTCGTAGAGTATTTGTTAGAACAGAAATAGAAAGTCAACAAGCTGTATCTCAAACAAGAACAGGTGTAAGACAAAGATTAGTTCCTCAAGTTGTAAGAAATTCAATAGGTGATAGAATAGTCAATGTTGCTTTTGTTCCATTTATAAGAAGTAGAACATTAACATTTACAGCAACAAGAATGAAACCTAATACAAGAGTTTATCCGTTCTTTGATAATATAGATATATCCTCATATACTACTCCTGACGGTGGTTCTTTAGGTGGTAGTGTAATAACTGATTCAAATGGTGCAGTGTCAGGTACTTTTGCAATACCTGATCCAACTAATAATTCAAATCCAAGATGGCGAACAGGTCAAAGAGTATTCAGATTAACTAGTTCATCTACAAATGATACTACAAGTGAAGTAGAAACATCAGCAGAGGCAGAATATATTGCTAGAGGTATATTAGAAACTGTACAAGAAACAATTATTTCAACAAGAGAACCAAGAATTGAAAGAGAAAGCACTGTTGAAAATAGAACGATTACTAGAACATCTACAAGAGAATCAACAAGAACAGTAGGCTGGGTTGATCCACTAGCTCAAACATTCTTAATAGATGATGAAGGTGGTGTATTTGTCACTTCTATGGATATATACTTTGGCTCAAAAGATACAAATATTCCTGTCACTCTACAAATAAGAGAAGTAGTTAATGGTTATCCTGGAAAGAAAATTCTTCCTTTTTCAGAAAAAACTTTAAATCCTAGTTCAGTAAATGTTAGTACGGATGGAACTGTAGCAACAACATTTACTTTTGATAGTCCAGTTTATTTACAAGAAAATACAGAATATTGTTTTGTGGTTTTAGCAAACTCAAATAATTACACAGCATATGTTGCAAGATTGGGCGAAACTGCTTTAGATTCAGATAGAACAATATCACAACAGCCTTATGCAGGGGTACTATTCAAATCACAAAATGGTTCTACTTGGACTGCAGAACAAAACGAAGATATGAAGTTCAAAATTAAAAGAGCAGAATTTGAAAATGTCACAGGTACAGTCACTTTAACAAATGACGTATTACCAGCTAGAACATTAAAAAATAATCCATTAAGAACATCAGCTGATAGTACAGCTATTATTACTGTTTATCACCCTAATCACGGTATGCATGGAACATCAAATAATGTCACTATTGCAGGAGTTCCATCAGGAACATATAATGGAATATCTGCTGATCAAATTAATGGTACTTACACAGCAATTGGAAATGTCACTTTAGATAGTTATACTTTAGATCCAACAAATAATACAAGTTATGTAGGTGCGATTGCTGTAGCAACAGCTGCTGGTGACATAGGCGGAAGTGCAGTCACAGCAACTCAAAATAGATTATACGATATATTAAATTTAAGTTTACAAACTATGACTTTACCTGGAACAAGTATTGCTTATCAAATAAGACCCACAACTGGTAAATCTGTTCACGGTTCTGAATCAGAATTTTCATTATCATCAGCAAGTAATGCAATTAATGTAATCGCAAATGATAATATTTATTTTAATGCACCTCAAATGGTAGCAAGTTCTATTAACGAAACAAATGAAATGTCAGGAAGTAAAT